GACCGGCACGTTCTCGGTCTTGGACCAAGCCGCCGTCGGGTAGTCGCCCAGCCGACGAAACTGGAAGCGGTCGGCTATCTCTTCCACCAGGGACACGAGAGGATCGATCTCCTCAGGCGTTTCGGCCGCCAGCTTCTTCTGCACGGCCACGTCGATGGCATACTCGTTCTGGCTGGTGTCCCGCGACAGGCCCGTGGTGACGAGCCCCTTGGGAACCACCGTCACCCGCAGCACGGCCATGTGTGGCAGTTCAAACATCGGCAGGTACTGGCGCTCGGCGGTGAAGGGCATCGAGAACGGCGCTTCGTTGAGTCGCCCCTTCACTGCCTCCGCAATCTCGTCAATCGTGGCCATCTCGTTTCCCCGTTATTGGACGATGCGGTAACAACCCCTTTCGCACAGCGACACCCAGTCATGGCGAATTCACTGTTTCCACATGCTTGGTGTGAATTCGTAACGTCTTGCGGTAAGGGTCCGAGTAGCGGTAGTGCGGCTGTCGACCCGGAGCCATCACCTCGTAAACGAAGACCTTGCCCCCTTCGGATTCGCGAATCCTGTCCCCGCGGCTGGGGAGCGTGGATTCGTCGTTGAGGACCAGGTCTGCGGTGAGAATCAAGTAGTCGCGAGACTCCGTCTTCTCCAGGATGCCCGTGCCGCCATCGGTCTCGAAGATCGTCTTGCCGATCGTGGCCCGGACCTCAGCCTGCGCCAGCCCGCGCTGGTAGATCACCAGCCGAGTAGCGTGCCGAGTCCGTTGGTCCTCGAGCCAGTCACTGCCTCGCCGAAGTAAGTCAACCATGACTTATTGACTCAGGCGGATCTGGACACGTGCCTCGCCCTCGCCGGCGAACCGCGCGACCTTGCCGATCAGCTTGTTGCCCGCGGCCGTCTCGGTCGCGTGCTCCTGCGCGGCGTCCCAGTACATGAGTGTTCCCACGGCATGTTCGATTCCATCACCGACTTCCGCCGGAAACTCGAAAACACCCTCGACGGCGAGTGCTCCCAGCCTTCCAGCAGGGATGTCGAGCCGGGTGACACCAACCAGATCCCCCTGCACCACGACCGTCCCGGCCGGCACGGCGACGACCGGGGTGTAGTCGATCGCGGCCCCTTCGTGCACAAAAACGACAGGCATACGAGTTCACTCCTGGAAATGGCTGGTGATCAGGGGACGACAAGCTGAGCCTTGACGGCCGCTCGGGGATCTTGCAGACTCGCGCCGAAGTCGAAGAACCCGCGATACTGCACACCCAACGTGTTGAAGTTGGTCTCGGCCGACTCGATCGTGGGAGCCCGCTTGCCACGGAGATAGGCGATCTCGACAGCCGAGACGTCGCCGGGATCAGCGAACAGATACCAATCGGTTGGGCTGCCGCCCGGTATGGACGGAAGACTCAGGTACGGCGTGGCCACCGGCCGAAACTTGCCAGCGTGCGGGTTCGAGGCCGGCTTGGCCTTGTTGTTGGCGGGCACCTGGTTGAGCCAGATGTCCTTGTACAACTGTTCGGCCACGACCTTGAGAGCCGTCGGCACGAGCAGAATCGCCGGTTGCACGAGAATCGGCTTGCCGTGCTGGTCCACACGGTCCAAGAACTTCTGTTCGGCCAGGGTCAGCGTGTCGATATCAAGCGTCGACAACACCGTCAGCAGGTTCTCGTTCCCTGCCGAAAAGAAGCTGTTCAGATTGGAGAGCAGGAGGGTGAACACGACCTCTTCCAGCGCCAGGGCCGACATGCGGCCGATGGCCCGCGGGATCTGCAGGAACGCACCGAGATCATCGTTGATGATCATCTGCCGCGTCAGGGCGATCATCCGGCCGTACGTCTCGACCTGGTTCGTGTACGACTCCTCGCTCAGTTCGGCGTGCTTGAGTTCCCCGTCCGGCCCGACCTTTTGAAACACGCCCGAGCCGGTCATCCGATACCGGGTGACTTGCTTGAAGTCGTTGACGTCGGTCTCGCTGCAGAACTCCTGGGCGACTACGTTGACCGCCTCGTAGGCCGCCAGCATGGCTTTGTTGGCCACGTTCGAGAGGATGCCCGAGAGGCTGATCGTCGAGAAGCCGCCGGCGGCTTGCAGCATGCGATCGTTGGCCAAGAACGCGGCCCGGATCGTGTCGTTGTCGACTCGACCCGGTCGGATGTAGCCCCCACCGGCGCGGATCACCTCGTAGAGAAGCGAGTGAATTCCCGCCCCTTGCAGGTCCCGAGACGAGGCCGCGTCCATCGTCTGCGCGTCGTACCACGTACTGACGCGAGACGCGGGGAGCCCGGCCGACATGCAGAGGGCCGCTTCGAGTGCTTTCGGGGTCCGCGGATCTTCGGCGGCATGGATGGCGGGGCCGGCCGGGCGGCCGACGCGCAAGACCTCCAGTTCCGCGCGCTGAGCGTCCCAGCCTTCGGCGATCGCCTTGGCCTCGATCTCCGGGAAACGGCCAGCACAGATCTTCCGGATCTGGAGCGTACGGGCCAGTTCAAGGCCCATCTCGGCGCGGAGTTGAGCCACGGCGACCGAGGCATCCACTGCCCCCCGTTCCCCCTCCTGGGTCGATCCCTCATGCGCCGCCGTGGCGTGCTGGCCAGCATCCCTGCCGGCCTCCAACTCGTCCGCGTCGAAGAGCACCTTTAAACTCTTACGCTGCTTATCGGTCAAGACGGCTGGCTCAAACCCCCGCGCCGCCAGCCATTGGTCGAACTCCATTTCGTCTCCCTTGAGCGTGGCCGCAATCTGGGCACTGGTGTTGTCGTCGGCTCCCAATACAACGAAACTGATCTCCCCGAGCGTGGCGCGGCGGGCAACATTCACGGGTCCGCTGAACTCCCGGCCATTAGCCAAGACCGTTTTCCCCTCGGGCACGAACTCGACGTCGTTGGCCTTAGCGCCGATCGAGGCCTGCCACTGAAAACCCTTGTCGGCCAGCCCGATGACTTGGCGGGCTTTGCCCGAGTCACCCAGGATGTGGCCAGCAACCATGAGTTGTCCGCCCGTGGCGTGAATCTGGTCGGTCTGCCCCAGCACGAACTCCACGTCGCGGGAGTGGTCCAAGAGGATCGGCCGTTGCTGCCGGCCGACTTCCAGGCCCGCCAGGTCGACGACGACCGGGAATCGCCAGCCTGTCAGTTGCATCGCGCCGCCCGTGTAGGCCGTCATCGTGAAACGACGTTCCTTCGGCGCCTCGGCCCCCGTCGCGGCGGCTTCCAGCTCCAAAGAGGCCGCGATGAGGTTCAGCTCAGGCAGCTTGGCTAGCTTCGGCATTCTGCTCCTCCAGCGGGGTGGCATCGGGGGACGGTGTGAGTGCGAGGGACTCGGGCGTGAGCCCGAGTTCCGCCATGAGGGCCAGTTCCTTGGCCCGCTGGCGCAACTGCGTTTCCCAGTCTTGGCCGCGCCTGGCATACTCGTCGGCCAGCGTGGTCGTGTGGTTGGTAAGGCGAACGCCCTGAGCATTCGCTTCCTTGAGAGGATCGATATGATCGACACCGTCCCAGAACCAACGATGTGGCCACTGGGAGATGGGACCTAGGTCCGTGGGCAGAAAGCCCTTGATGAGAACCGCCTCGTCGAGCCAGGCGATCAGGAGCCGATCGAGAACCACACGTTCGAGATGAGACTGGGCAACCCGCAGCGATTTCCAATAGACCTGGTGATCCAAGCGACCACTCGCATAGTTGTAGTCGCTGGAATTACAAGCGGCCACATTGAAGGGCATATTGAAACAACGCGCCACTTCATTGAGGATTTCCCGCTTAAACTCCTTGTACGTGGTGACCGGCTGTTCGGCGTGCATCTGACCCATCTTCCAGCCGTCGGGCAGCACGGTGAACATCCGACGTTCCAACTCGATCTGGTCGTAAGGGGCCGCGTCGACCCCTTTCTCGTCGGCCGGCGCGTCGGTGTAGATCACGCCAGTGCCGATCTCAGCCACGGTCTCTGCAGCTGCAATGACAGCCAGCGTGAAGCGACGCAGTTGGGCAAAGAGAGGGAGCGCCGGCGTCACATCGGGGATGCCTCGGGCTTGCCCCGGGCGCTCGGCGCGGAAGTAGTGGATCAAAGATTCGGCGGGGACTCGGTCGTAGTCGAGGCCAAGGCTCCCGTACCGGTCGCCGGGGTGCGACTTGAGGACGTGGTACTCGGTCGGGTTGCCGTGGCGATCGAAGACGATCCCGTCCACGGACTGCGGCTTGGCATAAGTCAGATCGGGTGTCGTCACCTGATCGGCTTCCACCAACGTGAAGTCGAGTTGTATGGGAGTCGACAAGCGGGGATTGCTTGTCAGAATCGCGAAGCCTTCGCCGTCCGTAATGCGGGCCATTTCTAGTGTGCGAAGTCGAGCCGCCAAGCTGACGGCCCGCGCCCAATGATGAAACTCGATCTCCAGCCGACGATTGGCCTCGGCGTCCGCCGTCAGAATCTGAAGTCGGGGTCCTGTGGAGATGGAATCGTTGGCCAAAGTTAAAATGATCCCTTTGGCATACGGGTTATTTGATACCTCGTGGCGTGCTCGGTTTCGGAGGATGCGCCGCACCTCCGGGTTGTTGGCGGAGTTTGCGGACAAGCCGTCGGCAGCCGCCCAATGCCGGCGGTTGTCGTCCGTGGTCGTTGCCGCGTCGTAACGGCCTCGCAACCACGCCGGCCCCCAGGAGCGCGCCGGACTGCGCTGGCCTTGACGGCGCGAATCCGCGTGGCCTCCTAGCCACTTTCGGACGAGCTCGAACATCAGGCGGCTCCCGGGGGGATGAGTTTGGAAAAACGCACGCCACGCGACGGCGACTTCATGGCCTTTTTGCTGGCGAGGTACTTGTCGGCTTCGACCTGGTCAGGCAGGGAATGCTGCTCGAAGGAGCCAGAATCGCCCGAGGCCTTTTTGGGGCCCTTGGCGTTCTCCTCGATCGCGTCCGTCACCTCGTCCGCCATGGCAGCCTCCCGTGTCGACGTGTGATGTCTCTACTAAAGGCTATACCAGCGGGAAGCAGGCAGATTGACGAACTGTGCGGAAAAAAACTTTGAAACTCGGACCACCTGCATTGCGCGGAGCGTGTGCGAACAACCTTCAGATCTGTCGTCTCGATTGCAGGTTGTTGCGATGCTCGGAGAACCGAACCCGTTGACGCTTCGGTTGAGAAAACTTGGGCGCTCCCAATAGACAGACTCCCTGGATCGACGCGGCCACCGCGCAGCCCACGAGGCCGTCGAACCAATGGTTGTCGGGCTTGGCGGGACGGCCTTTCCACTCATCCACCGTCCGGCCGCGGCCTTCGGTTCGCACCCGATACTCGGCCGTGAGGTGCTCGGCGAATAGCCGGTGCGTGCTGGCTTGCCTACCAAACAACGACATGCCTCCCGGGTCTCCATGGGCGACGGCCAACCTCGCATAGACAAAGCTCTTCCAGTAGTTCGTGTCGAACAGCACATACCGCACGGCCCGCTTGCCCCGTACGTTGGGAATCCGCCAGTGGTGGCCGATCTGGTCACCCGGCCGCTTTCGGTATTCGGAAAACGGGACGCTCGACGCCCCCACAAACTTGCCATGGCTCGGCAGCAGCACGGCGGCATGCGGGCTCTCGCGACAGAACTGGTAGACGATGTCCGTCGATTGGCCCCAGTTGGCATCGACCAAGCAGCGGGCCACCCGCAGTCCGGCTCCGTCATCGCGCGGCCATTCCCGCGCAAGCAATGAATTCGTCAGCGCCGTGAGCCCCGCATAGATCGCACCTTCGAGTCCAGCGCCAGCGGCCGCGTCCGCCAGCGTTGGCTTGGCCTCGCGGAGCGTAAAGTGCGAGCGCCGCTGGTCGGGATAGGTGCCGTAGTCGAGAACGAATCCTGTGAAATCGTCCTGCCAGCCGACGACCGCGTAGTACAACAGGCTCGCCTGGACGTCGATAAACATCGACAGGTGGTTACAGGCGATCGACGCTTCCCCTCGCCCGCGGCCGTTGGTCTTGGAAGCAATTTGGTCGGCCGTCAGGTCGTCGCTGTTTGCCGTCTCGTCAGGGAGCGGGTCGTTTTGGTACTCGGCGAAGAATGCTGCCTCGTCCTGAAGCCGCAGGTTCATCGCATGTTGGATGGCTGACAGCTCGTCGTGGTTGAAACGTTCCGGCCATGCCACGACGGCGCCTTCGTCCATTGCAGCAAGATGTTCCCGGTAGAACTCCGTGGCGTCGGTTAGACCGCGGCCAGCCCGCAGCCCTTCGCCCCGCAGTTCGGCGTACTTGCCCCACAACGCCTCATCCTTCGGCCAGGCGTACACCATTTTGGTCCGCTCCCCCTGCCACTGGGGGTGTTTGACCCGATCCAGAATGCGATCGGCCATGTCGCCCGGTCGTATCACTGTGCAGGGCATGATGCCGGCGATCTTCTGGCCAGGGCCGGCTAAACCGAGCACGGCTCCGGCCAGGGTTCGTTCCCGCCGGAGACATTGCGACGGCGAGTTGGCCGATTCATCGGTCTGAGGATCATCGATCACGACCAGCGAGGGCCGCACGGCCTTGCCGTCGGGCCGTTTGAACTTCATGCCGCGAATCCGCCCGGTGATCCCCGTGGCGTTGATGATCGCGCCGGCGGCGGGGCTGCCCGGCATGTCGGGTAGCACCAACTGCTTGGCCGTAACCTCCATGCGGAGCGTCTTCCCCTCGAAAATCAGCCGACGCTGGTTGACTCGCTCGAGCGCGCGCAGCGGATGGCAGATTTCGCGAAAGTCGCCATACAGCAAGTCGTTGCACTCCAACTCGGTCTGGATGCTGTCGAGCATCAACATCGCGTGCCCTTCGTCGGAACCGATCAGGCACACGAACTCCCGCGCGCCGATCAGCACGGCCCACAGGCAGGCCGTTTCGACAAGCGACGTTTTCCCCGATGCGCGGGGCATGGCCAGCGCGAAGAGTCCGCCGGCGAGTACAGCTTCTTCGACCTTGGCGATCACCTTCAAGTGATCGGGGGACCAGGGGAGCGTGAAGGTGTGCGGAAAGTACGATTCGCAGAAGAACCGAAAGTCGCGGCAGGCGCGTTCCTTACGGGGTAGATCAACGACCTCCGGAAGCGGGCCCAGGTCGCGTCCGGCGGCGGAGATCGCGGCGCTGCGCTGCCTCGCCCGCTCCTTCACCGCCGCATAGTCCGGCTCCGCTGGCGGAGCCGGCGGGTTCAAGTGCCGGAGAGACACCAGCCAGGCGACGTAGCGGAACAGGTCGATCCGCGCGTTGTCGCCGACTTGCAAGCCGGCCCGGGTCTGATGGCGGCGGATCTGCCGCTCGTTGGTCACCTCGCCAAGCCGTGTTGAATTCAACAGACGAGCGAGCTGTACGGGACGGAGTTTGCGTGGATCAAGCGGCATGGGCGGTCTCCTTGACGAGCCACGCGGCGTAATGCACCAGGTGAATGGAACCGTCAGCATTGCGCGGGGCGCCAGCCGCTAGGTCGGCTTCGAGCATGGCCGCTGTAATGGGTTTTCCTAACAGGGTTGCCAGCACCCGGGCGGCTTCCGCAACCGGTAGCGCCGCGGGGTTCAAGGAGCGAGTTGCGTCCAATGGCACGTTGGGCCTCCGAAACGAGAAGGGACTTGAGTCTTTCGGGACGGGCTGGCTCCTGTCGAGTGCCTGCCCAGCGCCGGGTGTCCGGCGCGGCATTCCGCCTTCGCTACGGGAGCTTGCGATGAGTCCATCGGATGTCCAGATCGGCCGCCGGTATCTGGCGCGGATCATGAACCGGCTGACCCCCGTGCGGATTGATGCAGTGGCCAGCGACTGGTGGGAGGCCACCCAACTGCGTACGGGAAAGCCGGTGCGGATCAATTTCGTTCAGCAGCTGGTCCCCGCGCCGCCTGAGGAAGAGCCGGAAGAGCCTGCCGCTGCAGACGATCCCGTGCGCAGGCTTTTGGGACAGCTCGAGGCGGCCGAGCTCGTGCTGCGAGAGTCGGACGTCCCGCTCACAACCCGCGAGATGATCGCCGCCATGGCGGCCAAGGGGTACTGGACGTCCCCGCGAGGGAAGACGCCGCACGCCACGCTGCATGCGGCGATTATGCGGGAAATCCGCAAGCATGGTCTGACGGGCCGCTTCCGAAAGGCAGGCCGTGGCAAATTCACGCTCCGTTACCACGCGCAGCGAGCGCGGCGGGAGCCCAAGAGATTCCGACAAGAGTTGCCTTGAGGTCTTCGCGAAACCCTGGCTCATGTGTGACTCGCGATCGCGGACGTCCCGCGATCCCAACCACCCTACGGGAGAACTGCAATGACTACGAAGAAAGCCACCCCCAAGAAGCCCGCGAAGACCAAGAACGACAAGCCAGCCAAGAAGGCCGCCAAGGCGAAGGCCCCGCGATCCGACGGCAAGTTGAGCCAACTCGACGCGGCCGCCAAAGTTCTGGGCGCCTTGGGTGAACCCGCGAATTGCCCCGAGCTGGTGAAGGCGATGGCCGAGAAGGGGCTGTGGACCAGCCCCGGCGGCAAGACACCCGAGGCCACGCTCTACTCCTCGATCCTCCGCGAGATCAAGACGAAGGGCAAAGACGCCCGATTCGTGAAGGCGGAGCGGGGACGTTTCAAGTTGGCCAAGTAGGAGACGAGGCCATGTCCGAAATTGCCAACGCAATCCGCGAAGTGACAGCCGCCATGCAAAAGGCGATCGATGGCGGGGAACGATCGTCGAGGATCGACGCGAACGATCTGATCGACATCCTGCTGGCGATCGCCGATGAGATCGATCCGCTGATCGCAGACAACGTTGGACTTCGGTATGCCTGCCCTGGTTGCCAGGAGCAGCGTGCCGACCAACTGCACGTGCAAGAGGACGAAACGGTACTTTGCGCTGCCTGCGGAATGACCTTCGCGCCGGGATGACCGAAGTGGGCTGCCGCCTCGGTGTCCCCAACGCCCCACGTACACCACGGCGGGGCGTTTTTTCATCCCCCTCGCGATGGCTAACAGACTGAGCCATAGTTGCCCCCCTCCCCACGTTGCCCACGAGGCCCCCAAGCGGGGCCTCGTTCCCGTTGGCATCCTTGATTCCCGTGCGCGACCGGTCGCGACACAGTCAAACGCGGCGCGTCACGCTGCGGCGAGCGCGGGCCCCGGCTCGCGTCTCGCCTTCCCGCCAGTGAACTTCTCCCAGCGTTGGACAATGACGTCCGAGTACAGCGAGTCGAGTTCCATGAGGTATGCCCGTCGCCCGGTCTGTTCCGCGGCGATCAACGTCGAGCCACTTCCACCGAAGAGATCCAGAACGTTCTCGCCGGGCTGCGAGGAGTACTCGATTGCCAACCGGGCGAGCTCGACGGGCTTCTCGGTCAGGTGGACCATGCTCTGTGGATTGACCTTCTTCACGTGCCAAAGGTCGGTAGCATTGTTGGGCCCGAAGTAGCGATGTGCGGCGCCCTCCCTCCAGCCATAGAAGCACCACTCGTGGGCCCCCATAAAATCTTTGCGGGTCAAAACCGGATGCTGCTTGTCCCAAATAATGGACTGCGAAAAGTACAACCCAGCATTCTTGAGAGCCTGTGGATAGTTCGAACAGTTGGCGTAGCCTCCCCATATGTACCAGCCCCCGCCAGGCATCAGAGCGCGGGCAATGTTGCCAAACCACGCTGCCAAGAGACGGTCGAACTCGTCGTCGGAGACGAAGTCATTCGCCAGCGGCCGATCCTTGGCCCGCAGCTTCTTCTGCGTCGGCTTCGACTTCTCCGGATGCCGTGCCAGGTCCAGCGACTGGTGATGCTTGGTTCCTTCGAACGAGGAGAGCCCGGCCGCGATCGCATTGTTCGACCGGGGTTCGACTTTCACGTTGTACGGCGGATCTGTGTTCACAAGATGGATCACAGCGCCGTCCAGCAGACGGTCGACGTCCTCTGGCTTGCTGCTGTCTCCGCACAGCAGCCGATGGTTTCCAAGAATCCACAGGTCGCCCGGCTGCGTGATTGCTTCGTCGGGCGGGGCTGGCACGTCGTCCGGGTCGGTGAGCCCTTCGTTTTCGGCCGGCGCGAGAATCTTGGTGATCTCGTCTTCGTCGAAACCAAGCAGCCCGAGGTCGAAGTCCATCCCCTGCAAGTCCGCTAGTTCCAACGGCAGCAGGTCGTAGTCCCACGTGGCATTTTCAGACGAACGATTGTCGGCGATGCGGTAAGCCTTGATCTGAGCAGCCGTCAGATCTTTGGCGACGTGGACCGGCACCTTCTCCAAGCCGAGCTTGAGCGACGCCTTGTACCGGGTGTGTCCACAGATGATCACGCCCTCCGCATCAACCACAATCGGTTGGCGAAAACCAAACTCTCTGATGCTGGCCGCCACGGCGTCGACCGCTTCGTCGTTGTGCCGAGGGTTCTTGTCGTAAGGCTTTACGCGCGCGATGTTCCACAGTTCGACTTTCATGCTGGCCCCTTTTCTTGATTTCCAAGAGCGTGTGCGATGCTTACTGTGCCTTCCTCACAAGGAAGGCAACCCGCCCCTGGGCGGGTTGCGTGCTTCGTTCTCCCTGAACGAAGCCGCTACCCCGCTGACTAGCCTGCCCCAGTCAGCAGGGCTTTTTCGTTTCACGCTGCGGGTGTAAACGGGACAGCTGGCTGCGACTGGTCTTCGAGAGCGATCTGGAAGAGCACCAAGTAGCCCAGCAGGTCCCAGATCGGATCTTCACCAAACGCCCCCCGATCGTTCCTGATTCTCGCCAACTTGTCATCGATCCGAGCGGCCAGGTTCAGCACCGGGTCGCCGGTGGCGAAGATACCCAGCGGCTTGAGCGCGCTGTCGCCATAGCTGCGGTTCTTCGCAATCAGCATTTCGCACAACGCATCACACTTCACTTTGATCCGCTCTGCACTCGTTGCCATAAGACGTTCTCCAGGGTGAATGGGTCTGTCCACAAAGTCTGTTAGCCCGCGACGCGGAAGTCCTTCTTGGCTAACGCCTCTACCAACGACATGCCCCAGTCCGTCTGGCTGAGGCTTCGACTTACGTCCTTCGCATTCACTTGGCCTGTCGACTGTGACATGGCCCTGATGAGCCCCGCCGGCGTCGGTCGAACAAAGGCGAGGCGATTGCAGCTTTGCTGAGAAACTCGTTCGAGCAGGCCTCCAACTGCCAGTCGTCGGACCGCGCGGGAAAGTGACTGTCGTTCCGCGACCGAGGGCGTGCGCCCAAGCCAGTCAGCTGGGGAGTAAGGAACCCCACGTTGCCGAAAGGCCAGGAGCCATTTTCCTGCCCAGGTCTCCGGAACATGGCTGAACTCCGCCTGCCCTTCGATTTCCGCCAAGACAAACATGAGAACTCGTGCAGACCAGTTTTGTTTTCCCACAAAACCATCTCCTGTCCGGAATTCATCGGAACCCACGATGTTCTGGCCACTTGCGCCCCTTGTCACAGGAAAGAAAGACTGTCTCCTTTGCGGCGCTTCCCCCCGGGGATGTAGGGGGGCTAGTTTCGGCGGCGGAGTACCTATTGGACCAGCAACGTGGCAACCACCCACGTTGGCCACGTTGGCCA